TCTATTAAATTTTCTTAAATCAATACGTTTATCTGCAATGGTTAAATCAACCATTTCTTTTCTTTTGGTGTCGGTAATAAATTCTTTACTTTCTTCGTCCATTTGAATTTCAAGTTCGGCCTTTCTTACTGTATATTCCAAATGTTCAACAGCATCTTCTCTACCTCTTAATTCCAATAACCATTGTTTTAATCTCGCATATGGAGTTATTTGTGCACCCCCAACGAAATTATATGCCTTATATTTCGGTAATGCAAATGACATGCTTTCAGATATTTGCATTAGTTTTTCATCAAATGGGTTATTGATAAAATTAGACCTGTCGTATTTGTAACCTTGTTCCATAATTAATTGTTTTTATACAATATAGTGAAAAATATTCATAAAGTCAAATGTTATCTCCAACCACAATGTCCGGATGATGTTCCGGCATTTACCACTGGAGCTAATCCGGTAACCGCATTTGATCCAGTGTCGGTTGCATATATTAATTGCCAACTAGTGTTATTTTGACCCGTTCCATCGTAATTACCTAACATATACTGCCAATCTTGTCCTAATGCTAAGTTTTCTTCTCCACAGTTTTGGTGTGGTTTAGCTACGTTACCAAGATTCGTATCTGTGGAGTTACTCCACCTTCTTAGGTTATAACCACCATTATATGATCCCTCGTTACCGCAATATCCCTTACCGACTTTAGATGGTACACCTTTTTGTTGTGCGTGTGCGCCCCATTGTGTTGAGGAACTTGGTGTTTCATTTGAAAAATTAAATTTTATACCCGCAGATGTTGTCCACGCATATCCAAAACTTTCATCATAAAATGCACCGGCACCATCGTTACCGCTTATTGACGTTACACCAAATCCACTTACATAACTTTCGTTAGATAGGTTAAATTTTTCAATTGTTGTTGATCCACCCGAAATTAAATAGGCAAACTCCGTTTCTTTTTGCATAGTTGCAACGTCACTTCTAGCAATACCTGTGTTAAATTTAGCTTGATGAGCATAGTTTGTATCATTAAACATATTGATTGCCGATGTCCGAGTTCCATGAATACTATCCGGCCCTTTCCATGCTCCATCGTCATTTACTGACCAAATAAACAATATTGTTTTATTACATGCTCCCGATGTATAAGATACTGGATAATCTAATAATTCACCAACGTGAGTTGTTTGACTTGTTGAGTTGGTTGTTTTATGAACGTTTCTCCAAGGTGATGAATCTTTATATCCACCAGCCAAATAGGTATATGATAAAACTTGTCTATATTTAAATGCTATTGGAATGGTTTCTTGTGCCGCAATTCTCTCCCATCCGTTATCAATATTTGATACTCCAGTATATAACATTAAGAAACTACCACTAGTGGATTCTTCCAAATATAAAGAACCAGATAATGGTGAACCAGGTCTGCTTGCTCTAACACCTCTAGGTGGTCTATTAACCACCCTATCTGATGTTAAACTACCACTAACTTCTAAATTTTCGTATATCATAATTTAATTATTTTTATGCTCTCCATCCACAATGTCCAGATGATGTTCCAGCGTTTACACCGGGGTTTAATCCACTTACACTAGTTGTTCCTGTGTCTGTTGTGTAGCTAAATTTCCAACTTGTATTATTTTGTGCTCCATCATAATTACCTAACATATATTGATGGTCTTGACCCAATGTGAAATTTTCTTCTCCGCAGTTAGGGTGCGGTTTTGAAACGTTACCAATGTTAGTATCATTGGCGTTGCTCCATCGTCTAAGGTTGTATCCACCATTATAAGAACCTTCATTTCCAGCGTAACCTTTTCCAACTTTTGAACTAATTCCTTTTTGTTGTGAGTGTGCACCCCATTGTGTAGAAGATGCAATTGTTTCTGTTGCAAAACTCATTTTAATACCTGCCGAAGATGTCCAACCATATCCAAAGTTTTCATCAGAAAATGCAGAACCTCCATCGCCACCATCGATTGTTGATAAATGAAAACCAGTTGATATTGTTTCCGTGCTTAAATCAAATCTTTCGACGGTAGCACTACCACCAGTAAACATATATGCCACTTCTGTCTCTTTATGCATGGTTCCTAAATCACTTCTAGCAGTGGTAATATTAAACTTGGTTTGATGTGTATATTTTGTATCATTAGCCATGTTAATTGCTGAAGTTCTAACACTATCTACACTACTAGGCCCTTTAAATGCGTTATCTGTATTAACAGACCAAACAAAAAAGATATATCTGCTACAAGCCCCTGATGTATATGATGCTGGGTAATCTAATAATTCTCCAATGTGAGTTGTCTGATCAGTAGAGTTAATTGTTTTGTGAACATTTTTCCAAGGGGAGGAATCTTTGTATCCACCCGCAAGAAAAGATGTGCTTATTATCTGTCTGAATTTAAATCCAACATTAGCATTTACTTGTGACGATACTCTAACCCAACCACTATCATTGTTACTAACACCAACATAAACCATTAAAAAACTACCACTAGTGGCTTGTTCTAAATATAAAGAACCTGTTTGTGGACTACCTGGTCTATTTGCCCGTGACCCAACTGGTGATTTTATTACACCTTGTGCTTTTAAGGACCCACTAATTTCAATATTTTCGTGTAGCATATCTTATAAATATAATTTTTATGTTCTCCATCCACAATGTCCAGATGATGTTCCATCATTTACTCCTGGTGGTAGACCAGACGGATTAACAGTCCCACTATCGGTAGCATAAACAAATTTCCAACTAGTATTTACCTGTGCACCGTCATAACAACCTAACATATATTGATGATCTTGTCCCAATGTAAAATTTTCTTCTCCGCAGTTAGGGTGCGGTTTTGAAACGTTACCTAAATTAGTTTCAGTAAAAACATTCCATCTTCTTAAATTATAACCTCCGTTATATGTTCCTTCATTTCCCGCATAACCTTTACCCACCTTTGAACTAATACCTTTTTGTTGACCGCTCGCACCCCACTGTTGATTATTTGTGAATGTATCATTTGCGAAGAATAGTTTTGTGCCACTTTGTTGTGTCCATCCATAACCATAATTCTCATCTGAAAATCCTGATGCACCAGAAGGACCACTACCTGTAATTGATGTTTCCATTGCAGTTAAAGTGTACGGTCCACCATAGTACACACTATACATCGTTTCATTTGTTAAATTAAATTTCTCAACAGCAGCCACACCAGCACCGAATATCCACGCAAACTCTGTTTCTTGATGTAAAGTACCGCAGTCATCTCTTGCATTTGCTAAATCCCATTTTGATTGGTGAGCATATGCGGTTTCATTAACCATGTGTACACCACTAGTCCATGTTGAATGAATAGTACTATCTCCTTTAAATGTACCATCTGTGTTTGTTGACCATAGAAATAAAATACTTTTACTGCAAGCACCAGATGTATATGATGCTGGGTAATCTAATAGTTCACCTAGGTGAACCGTTTGGTCTGTTGAATTTGTTGTTCTATGAACATTCTTCCATGGTGATGCGGATTTATAACCACCAGCTAAGTATGAGTAATTAATAACCTGTCTATACTTGAATCCTGTTCTATCTGTATTTTGTGAACCAACTGGTTCCCAACCACCATCATAATTCGACGATGCCGTATATGTAACCACAAAACTACCACTAGTAGATTCTTCCAAATATAATGACCCAATATCAGGACTAGATGGTCTATTCGCCCTCGGTCCTCTAGGTATGATATATTGTCCACTTACATTTAATGAACCACTTACTTCAACATTCTCTCTTAACATATTCTATAATATACGTATTTTATCTTACAACTACAACCCTACCTGACCTAGAAGATGCAAAAGTTATTGTAACAACACTTGTACTTGTTGTAACGATTGATGATGGCCAGAACATATTATCTGAACTGTCATAAACAAATACTGCCACGTCTTTTGTTCCTAAACTATGTGTAACTGTTACTGATGATACACTACTGAATGTTGTTGAATATGATGAGTTAGCTGAAGTTTTTACTAAACTACCTGCAGAGTATATTGCACCAGCGGTACTAAATAAACCATCTGATGAACGTAATTCCGCCACAACGGTTGGTGATGTACTTGTGGTACCTCCTTTTTCGAATATCCAACCATACGTATTTGCATCTTCAACAAAGAAACGACGAGCCCATGATGTTACATATGTTCCCGTTGATGCTGTTATATTACCTGTTGGTCCCGTACTTGTTGCTCCACCATTAGCCATATAGTCACACCAAGCCGTGTATGTACCAAAACTATACCAACTTAGACCATGTGCGGTATTTGCATTCCGTTCAAATGCAATTCTGGGTGTTGTTACTCTAGCAAATGTTACATTTGATGATGTTGCCACGGCTTGCCCAATTGAAACTGTTACCGAACCTGTTGTGGTATCAACACTTACACCCGTTCCCTGATTAACTGCCGTTACTTTTGCTGCGGTGTATGTTGTTGAAATTGAACTACCGTTCCATGTACCTGTTGAGATGGTACCTAATGTTGTTACAGAAGTGCTACCAGCCGCAGGTGCAAAATCACCCGTTGCACTATTTGCCGCTGTACCAAATG